GCGCGAAACGTCGGTACACACCCTTTACACCCTGTATACAAGAGTTCGCATATCGTGGTCCCGCCTCCTTCGGGCAGCGCATCTCTTTTGACCTGAAAACCCAGACATCAGGCGATATTGTACATGCTGCCTTTCTCCAAATCAAGTTAGCACATTGGTTAAACTTATCCGCACAGCTACAAGTCGCATCTGGCGCATACGAGTATGTAGAACCTGAAAAAGCATGGTTCTATGCGAACTCGCTTGGCACTGCGCTCATACAGAAGGCGGAACTTGAGATTGATGGTGATACGATTGAAGAAATCGACGGCGACTTTATGAATGTGTTTAGCTCTCTCTTTGCTGATCTCAATACTCAAGTTGGTTCTGGAACAGATGCTCTCGGCAAAGTGTCAATTGATTCCTTGAAAGCGTGGTCACCTACACGCGTGTTTCCCACCGAAGACGGATATATCCATTGTCCGCTCGTCTTTTACTTCATGCGGACTCGCCTAAAGGAGTACCTGCCGCTCCTGGCATGTAAAGATGGCTCTGTGCGCCTCCATATCACGTTCAGACCACTTGCTGAAGTTGTTCGTCAAGCGAGAGGATATCGCGACACCTGTACGTCAGTGCCCCTCGACACCACCATTTCTGTGTATGACAGGTCATATCCTTTCGATAAGCCTGTAGATATCACGGTCACAGCAGCAGAGCCTATGTTTGAAAGTGTCCGGCTGGTCACGTATGGGGCTCTTCTTGATGGTGCCGTTCGTGAAAAGATGTACAGAGAACCCTTTGAACTCATGCATCGCGAGGTTCAGACCTTCTATTTCGCCGAGCCGCTCAAATACGCCGTTGTAAAAGCTGGCGCAGATTCCGTGATCCGTGTACAATTGCCCCTTGAAGCGAATCATCCCATTGAAGAAATCATCTGGTTTATTCGCCGCAAGGAGGTTTTACAGAATAATGAATGGACGAACTATTCGGCTGTTTTGGAGCGGGAATATGACTCCGTCTACAATGCTCGATCAGGTCTTCTCACTTCGGCAAAAATACAGGCTGATGGCATCGATATCATTTCCGCAGAGGAACAGTACTTTCGCCAACAAATTGCTGGATCTCACCGCGGCGGGATTACCGCGTTCAATTCATTTATCTACGGCTACTCCTTTGCGCGAAGACCCAGTGAACTTCACCAACCTTCGGGTTCCATAAATGCCAGCCGTCTCCAAAGTCTGCGGCTTGTCTTAGATATTCAGCCGCCCGGAGGATCTTTCGGAGGAGAATGGGAAGTCAAAGTCTTTTGCCTCGGACTCAACTGGCTCCGTTTCCAGAATGGCTTAGCCAATCGTATGTTTGAGGACTAAAGGTCCAAACAGTAGAATAGTATGGTGGCTGCTCTTTTAAAAATCGTTCATACGGGTATCCAAGATGAACGACTTTTACCTATGCGTGGACAACCCGCGCTTTCTTTCTTCAAAAAAGCCTTTGTAAAGGCTGGGCGTTTTACAACTTCATGGGTTCGCCTAGATTTTGATACTGTGCCTACGCTTGGCGCATCCGCAACACTGAGTATACCTAGGCAGGGACAACTCTTGTCGCGGCTTTACTTGGTAACAACGATGCCCGATATTGCCACAGTTCAGGCTGCTGCGGCGGCGACTTCTGGCTTTCTTGGTCCTCGGTTTGGGTGGACGAATAGTCTCGGACATGCGCTTCTTGGAGAGGCAACTATTGAAATTGGAGGGTCTCGGATCGAAAGTCTGAACGGGCGGCTCTTAGAAGTTCTGGATGAATTTGGAACTCCTCTTGAAAAAGTGACGGCTGCAAACAGTCTTTTATGCCGGAAAGATACTGGGTTCGGAGTTGGCAGCTTCGGTTCTATTGTCGGTACACCTACACAAGTCGTTACACCGTTACCATTTTGGTTTGCGAATGGTGATCCTGGTGCTGTTCTTCCTATCGACGCAATTAATGCTGATCTTGTACGACTGAAGATCACGTTTTCTCCTGTGGGGGCTCTCTATGTATCATCTGCTCAACAGACATTTGATCCTGTTACTGCCGTGGCAGGGTCTGCCTATTATCCACTCGCTGGGTCACCTTTTTACAAGTCTGATCCTGCTGGTTCTATGGTGTATGGACTGAGTGGAAAGTCTAGTGTTGGAGTAAGGGCTTCTCTAATCTCAGGTATTACAATGCCGACGACGTTTAGTCTTGGTGATACGTATGTGATGGCAGAATACATCTATTTGGATAAAGTGGAGGCGAATCGGTTTCGTATCTCGGATTTCCAATATCCCGTTGTACAACACTATTCACTTGAGCCATTTGAGACACGAGGACAGGCTCAACTGACGGCTCTCTTGCGTGTACCAAATCCTGCGCGCGATATATACCTCTATGCGCAGAGACCTGAGGCTGTAGCATATAATGCGCCGTTCTTAGCGACACGTGACCTGAGTGGCTCAGGAGTATTGATTGCGCCATGGTGGTCTGATGCGCAAGGATTGTCAGCACTAGTTCCTGGTGATTATGTTCCTGCTTTTTCTACACGCGACTCTGAGCCACTACAGTCTATAAAACTGGTCTATGAAGGTAAATTGACGCGATATGACACGGCGGCTCCATCCTTCTTTAGAAGTATTCTACCCTCGCTCATGCAGAGAAAATCACCGTGGCTTCACCGATACTATTACAACTTGTCGTTTGGAGTTCAGAACGGACTCTTTCCACCGTCGTTGCCCAGTGGTGAGGCGAATTTAGATAAAGTTCAGCGCGTTGAGTTACAACTTGGATTTAAACCAATGCGCGGATCTGTGAACCCAAATGCGGTTCCTAGCTATAATGTGTATGTCTTTGTACAGACATACAATGTCTTTAGAGTGTATGGTGGACGTGCTGGTCTACTCTTTGGGTATTAAATGCGCTTTTTATATTTTCTTGTTTCAGATCGTCTTTTGGAACGTGAAGATCGTGTTCGCCCATATCTAGAACCGCCACTGGTGGCTTTTTTAAAAAACTCGTCTAATTTATCTTTCACTCCACTTACTTTATTAAATGTTACTGAATTTCCTCCTTTATTAGGATGCTTTGCGACTACAAATATTCTATACGCTTTTATATATTCCTTTTCTGTTGAATTTTCGTTTAATTTCAAAATGCGCAGAGCGTCTATTAGTTTTTGGTCATCAGGATCTTTTGGATTTAATTTCTGTCGCGGTATAACAATTCTTTTCTTTTCATCTTCACTTAATAAATAGATAAGGTTTATTTGTTGTTCATTCATTATATCTATATATTCTTTAACTTTGTCTGCACTTTCTTTTAATCTTCTTACATAGTTTTCGTATACAGTGCGCTCATCGGGTTCATTGGGTTCATTGTGAGTAAATTGGCTAGGATCTGGTTTAAAGCTACCATTTTCCAATATCTTCCTTATTCTTTCTGAAATACGTTGTTCTATAGAGATAGGTTCTATGGACTGTCGAAACCCTTCTGTGATCGCTTTCTTTAATTCATCTTTATCTCTAGCTAATTCATTTACTGGAGCTCCAGCTGGAGGTTGTCGCCTTACAGGTTCTGAATCAGCCGCCTCAGGAGGTGGTGGGGCTTTGTAGGGTAGAAAATCCTTGGGGCATGCGGCAGAAGATAAATATTTTTCTTGAATTCTTATTGTATTGTCTTCTCTCTCTCCTTTTTTGTTTTTGGTTAGTTCATATTCAATATAATTGCTGTTAACTGTAGATCCAGTAATAATATCAATTCCTGTTACCATTGGTGTTATTTTTTTCAAAAATACTTTGGTTTTTAAATCGATTTCTGTTGTTGATTCAAACGCAGCCGCAAGTGTAACACAGTCACCTAACTTGAATTTGGGTCCTGCTGGTACTTTGCTTGCTGGTACTTTGCTTGCTGGTACTTTGCTTGCTGGTACTTTGCTTGCTGGTACTTTGCTTGCTGATGCTTTGCTACTAGGCGCAGGGCACGGTATTTTGACTAATTCTGTATTTTGTACAGTTCTTGCTGGTCCTGTTCCATCAAAGTTCTTAATAACTGATTCTGTTGCGGTTGTTGATACTATGACATAGATTGTATTGTCTCCTCCTGATGCTGTAGGACAGGTTGTTGAAACAAAACGAGATGTATTTACCGATATTTCTGGACCTATTGCGACTGTGCCTTCCATTCTTCTAATTGTGGAATAATTCTTAGTGTTCTTTACACCAGTTACTTGGTAGAATGCTGTATTACTGCCTCCATATAAATGAATACAAGCTCCTTTACGTACGTCTCTTTCTGGTCTTGGATTAGGAGGTGGATATATGAAGTTAGACTTTTTCTCTAGAATATCTATTTCATTTTCTTTTGCTTTTAATTTTTCTTCTAGCCCCACTCTCTTCTCTTTCTCCCCTATCGCCTCTGCCCCCTTTATAGTTTCATTTACATATTTAATGCGTCCTTCTAAATACTTTATTCTTTCGTCAATAACACGTATTTTTTCTGAATTTGTTTGAGATAATTCAGGTTTTGTAAATATACTCCGCACTTGGTTAAATATTCCTCGGTTAAATATTCCTGGGTTAAGTATTCTTTGTTTTTCGTAATATTTTTCTTGCTTTTCTTTCTCAAATAATTCTATTGTATCTTTTTGTTGCTGTATACTCGTTTCTATTTTTTCTTTTTCAGTTTCAGCTTGTTTTAGTTGGGCTGCTATACTTTTTTCAATATCATCTGTTTGAACAAGATATTCATGTAATATGTCTATAATATCTTCATTCATAGATTCAATTGCGTAGTCAATTGCTCTTTTACCACTTATATCTGTGGAATCTACATCTTGTTTATGAACTGATAAACATTCTATTACTTTATCTTTACCTTGTGCCTTGATAGCATCAATTAAATTAGGAATTGTGCCAGACTTAGCTGCTGCATCTGCTTTTTCAGTTGCTGCTTTTGCTTCTGCTTCAGACGAATAGGCGAAGCTACGTGATGGACGACTTGATGGTAACGGATCAGCAGAGGCTGCTTCTGCTTCAGCTTTTGCCTTTGCTTCTGCTTCTGCTGCTTTTGCTTCTACTTCAGCTTTTGCCTTTGCTTCTGCTTCTGCTGCTTTTGCTTCTGCTGCTTTTGCTTCTACTTCAGCTTTTGCCTTTGCTTCTACTTCAGCTTTTGCCTTTGCTTCTGCTTCTGCTGCTTTTGCTTCTGCTTCAGCTTCTGCTGCTTTTGCCTTTGCTTCTGCTTCTGCTTTTGCCTTTGCTTCTGCTTCTGCCTTTGCTTCTGCTGGTGGCGGTGGCGGTGGCGGTGGTGGCGGTCTTCCTGCTGGTACAGAAACTATTTTTACGCAATCACCAGGTACAAATGGACTAGCAGCAGAACGACCCGTTGCAGAAGCAACAGGTGTAATTACATTTGCAAATTCTCTTCTAAGATTTTCCATATTTCCACGGGGTCGTTTCAGTTTTAATTCCTGTTTCTCTTTCTCTTTTCTCAATTGTTTTTCTTCTTCTTCAAATGATTTATTTTTAGCACCCAATTCTTGTACTCTAGGAACTATTGTATAAATACGCTCCCTTGAATCCTCATCAAAAAAATCAATTACAGGCGGTATAGCGACTCCTGCCCGTGTTTTTTTACTACATGTTTTATAAAATTCGCTTAATTTATCAAAAGCAAAATTATCTAGATCACCTTCCTCACCAATTGGTAAACATTCATACGTATAATTTACTTGTGTAGATAAAGCATCTTTAAAATCATCTGGATAATAGCCTTTTGACCTTATAATAACAGAACGAGGAATAGTGACCGGTCCTTCAACACTATCAGCATTCAATATCATTGAATATTCAAAATTCTTAAGTAGAACTCCCTTAATGGTATTTTTATCCATTTGAATAAGAATATTTTTCGGATTTAGTGTAAGATGTAGAAGATGAATATCCTTGAATACAGTTAGCGCCTTTTTTAGTCCCTGTTTTACTACTCCCAATTCAGCATCGGTTATATTTCTCGTAAGTAATTTATCAGAAGTAATACCCGCAATGTATTCAAGTAATAGACGTCCGCCGCCGCCTGCAGTGTCTTTTGATCCAAAATAATAAGGAACATACTCAAATGAGCTCGGAGTTTTTGATAATACTTCATAGATTCCTTTTTCGTTTTTGTATTCGGTGTCTTTAGCCACATCAAAGTCCTTCCGAATAAAACGTCTATTTCCATTGTTATACAGTATAATATTTTCTCCTACTGGAATTCTATTACCTTTAAACTTAATTACATCACCCCTATCTTCTCCATCATAGTCCAATAGTGTATCTATATCTATTTGTGTTATTTGTAATTGAGCAAATTTACCTTCTATGTTTTGTTTAACATCTTCTTTCTCTCGTCTAATTGTTTCCTTTTCAGCTTGTATTTCTGCTTCTCGTGCCTGAACTTTACCTATTTGTCCTTCTATTTCATCTATATCCTTTTGTATTGTATCACGCTCACGAACATAGATTTCTCTCCTTCTTTTCTTTTCTCTTAGTTCAGCCTCTAATTTTCTTGCTTTTTCCTCTTCTATGCGAACTCGTTCTCTTTCTCTTGCCTCATCTTCTCTTCTTTTATCTCTTGCTATCTTTTCATCTTCTGCTGCCTTTTCTGCTGCCTTCCTAGCCCTTTCTGCCTCTTCTCTCAGAAGCTTCATTTTCTTTTCAAATTCCGCATCTCTCTTTGCAGCTTCAACTTTGTTTGCTTTTTGTAGCCTTTCCAGTGCGGCTGCTTTCTTTGCTTCAGCAGCTTTTCTTGCTTCTGCCAATTTCCTTTCTGCTTCAACTCTTACTCTTTCTCTTTCTAAATCTGCTATTTTCTCTTCGTCGCTTTTTGTTGTATTTTCATTGATTTGTTTTGATAATCTAGCAATTTCTTCAGCAAGTTGACGAATGCGGTCATTTGCTTCATTTATTGTCTTTTTTGCTTCTTCTAGATCTTCTTCTAGCTTTACAGTAGCAGCAGAAGGTGGAGGGGGCGGGGCACCTGAAGCGGGGCGTGGGGGAGCACCTGAAGCAGCAGATCCAGAAGCAGTTCCAGATGCAGATCCAGAAGCAGATCCAGAAGCAGCAGATCCAGAAGCAGATCCTGAAGCAGCAGATCCAGAAGCGGCTCCAGAATCCGTCCGTTCCACACGTGAACTAGGATATTTAGTATTTCCAACAATAAACGGATAAAAACTTTTCAAATCACTTACACTTTCACGCTTCTTCACCTCTGCCGCCGCCAACGCCATGTTGCCGCCCATGCTCAGCATATAATTCAAGCTCCATATTTGACATTGTTTAATAGTACCAATTAAGTAAGAATCTATCTGTATAAAATTACTAGAAAAATTATCACCTCTTTCTGGACGAAAAGGAGGATCAACCATATGTACATATGGTAAAACAAGATACTCATTACCAACAGCATATTTCAATATAATAATATATATTTCATCATGTGTTAGTTTAGAAGTACAATATCCTGAATTCTCTTGTCCTGTTGGATTTTCTATTATTTCAGATATACCTTCTACACGACAATATAGCATTTTCAGATTTTCTTTGGAACCACCTCTATTTAATATTTCTAAAGAATGTTCAATGTTATAAAGTATAGTCACTTTACCTGTTATGCTTGTAATATAAGGGTTACCTGGAACAATTTCGATTTCCCTATAAACAACTATATATTCATTACTATATTTCTGTACCGAGTAAGGATAACTTATATTTTTCAGAAGATAATCATGCCATTTATCTGTGAGTTTTACACAATTGCCCACATATAAATTAGAAGTCGTGGCGGACATTTCCTTTTATTTATAGCAGATATTTTTTAGCCGTATTATTTTATTACGTCAGGCTTTAAATATGACTGACGTAAACTTTATTAAAAAACACATTTAACTAGTCTTTACTGAAGTAATTATATTAAAATAAGTATCTGGAAGCTTTATCGCATCTATATATCCTCGATCTAAGGTAAACGTTACACTTACACTTTCTTCTTCTAGATTTACTTCTACTTCCCCTGCTTTTTCTGCTTTTCCTGCTACCCTTGCTGCTTCTCTTCTATTTACTTCTGCTTGAGTTTCCCTCATTTTAATCTTCTCAGATTCACTCATCCCAAGTTGTACTGCACGATTATATTCATCAGCTTTTTGTTCTGGGGTATAATGCTCTGCTACATATTTATTAATTACAGCTGGCGCCGCCAGATGTGCTTTCACTTTTACTGCTTTTCCCCTCTCCTCCCACGCCTTATCTCTTTCTCTTGCAGCTACAACAGCTGGTGCGCGGTCTTCTGGGTATGGCTGTGGCTTTTTTTTATTCTCAGTTTCAAACATATTAAGAAAACTTGGACCGTCAGCTGACATATCTAATGTAAGTAATAAAATAATTTATATCTTAAATCCAAAATCCTCCCACAAGCAATCATTGTTTATTTTCTGTTGTTTGGGATCGGCTGATGAACTGTAATTTATATGTTCAAGACCGGGCTTTGCCGCTCGTTTTGTCATATAGTTTAGTAATTCTGCCTCCTCTTTCTTGTAGATCTTGTGATCTGGTATAATCTTTTGTAAGATAGACTTTCTTGTTTGTACATCTATATCTTTGAATGCTTTGCCTCCAGCATCAGAATGTGATTCTACTTGAACTCTAATGCTACTTATTACGTTATTTTCATTGAAAATTTCAGAACGGCTCATCCCTACCGGAAAGAGTTCATCTGATGTGATTGCATCGATTTGAGCTACTGTATCAAATGCAATTAATATATAGTTTATCAATACTTTCTGTAAGATCTCAGTAAATTTGCTGGTATCTAACAATGTCTTGTAGAACTCCTTCAAGGATGGAATTTTTGTGCCAAATATATCTTGTAGGAGGAATGTCATCATTTGAATTTGTACTTCATTTATATCAACACCATATCTGCCTATTTCTACAGAAACTACGCCATCTTCATCTTCATAGTGAATGAGAGGCTTTATTTTTTTGGATTCAAAATATTCATTGAATAATGTTACGCACTGCGTTGGTTCGATTGTCACTGGTTTTTTTCCCTTTAAAATCGCATCATAATTATCGGTTTCTGTATAGAAAAGTGACTTGTTCGCAATAAGTCCCATTTCGCCTGCCTGTGCGGGAAAGAACGACAAATTCGGTACATCAAAGTTAAACACTTGCTTGTAAAAGTGACGCCTATAGATGTGAGAACGGATCTTTGTAGAGAAAATAGCAACGAGAACTTCTAGCAAAATTGTGTAAGAATAGACTTCAAAGTCATCATTTCTGCTTGTGCCATTAAGGGCATTTTCCTGTGCAATGAGGTTTTTCTGTGTTTCAAATAAAAGAATCTGTTTACGTAATATTTCAATTGCGGGTATACTGATATCGAAGTGTAACATCATAAGGTATGGTTTCATCCCCACGTAAAACAATTCTTTTCCTCTGCGTACAGCTTTCTTCACAACATCCGATTCAACAAACTCACCATATCCCTTTGATAATTGACAAAATGTACTCGCGGGCGGTTTAACTGACGTTGTGTCCTTGTAAGAGTCTACTAACTTATCGGTGATTACGTTAATATAGATAGAATAGAGTTCATCGGAAGAATAGAGGGGCAGGTCAATTGACGTGGGGAAACGACGAGGCAAACCTTCATTCACATCAAAAAAGCACGTCTTCATTTGAGCAGCATATCCTGCTACAATGAATGCTCCAATACCAGGGTGCTCGGACATGAACGGCAAAAGTGTCGCGACGAACTCATTGCCATACGCATCATCCTTTCGTTTTCCTGTCTGATCATCGATTTGACATCCTGCTACGCTGTATGCCTCATCAATAAAGAGTGTTTTCTCAAGCGTTGAATAGCAGGCTCCAAGAACTTTGGGTGCAGTCTGACCAAGGAACGGAGCAACAAGTTCCGTGCGACCCACTACATTGAGTCCAACCGTGTCATTTTCATAGTAAGGGTCGCCAGATAATATACCCAAAACGAGATACCAACGAGCAATTAGATTGGCAAGAGTTGTCTTTCCTGATCCAGCTGGACCTGTAATTGAGCAATTTAGCGCAAAGGATTTCTCAAAGTTTTCAGGTGTATAGGCGATAACCTTAATAAATCTAAATAGACCGTTTTTCAAA